AAAGATGATAATTATATATTCTTAGACATAAGAGAAAAAATAATCATCGAATTGAAAATTCTATCAGAAGAGAATTATCTTTGGGAAAGAAATGAAGTAGATGGCTCATTAACTCCTGCTAAGATCAAGCTAAAAATTAAATATCTAAATAAAAGTCCCTTTAATGAGATATATGAGGACTATGATGATTTCCTTACCCATAAAGGAACAGAAGAACAATATATACATTGTCTCGTAATCGATCGATTCGGTGAAGCATCCGGTCTTTAAATTTGAAAAGTGTCTATAATTGTCTAAAAAATCCAGAACTACAAATGAGGTTCTCTACGATAGTACTACAGATCCTACTGGAGGATACATGTAGTAGTCCGAAGAAGAAAAAGAAGATCCTAGAGTTTATTGAAGGAAAAGTAAAAGAATCTTAAAAAAAAAAAGAATTTGAAATTGAGAATCATTTTTTTTTAAGAAATATATATTATGGATCGCAAAATACGAACATTTAAAAGGACCCTCAATAAAGATGATAAATACAATACAAAAATAAAAGAACAAATGGACATAAAAAACTTTCAATACCAATCACATGATAAAAAAAGATATGATAACTTAATATTAGATTGTATTAGGTCCTATGCGATAACTAAACGAATCATCCAATTACCCTATGATACTCAAAGAAGAATCTATATTTTTGCAATGAAAAATTATTGGAAAAATATGACACTTAATCAACCTTTAAGACCTATCTGGTGTGATTATAAAAAATATTTAGACAATCAACTGAAGCGTTCTATCATTGATAATGTTCATTTTATGCATTTAGAATTTAATACTTTGCCCGAAAATAAGAAATGGATACCTGGTTGTACTTGTAACTTCTGTCAGAACTATAAAAAAAATCATAGAAACGAGGTTGATGAAATATTAAATAAGATAGTTGAAGATGAATATTACTTCCTTAAAATGTTAGGATGTCATGAACCATTCGTAAACAAATGGAACCAATACGAAACATTTTATGGAGATGCCTTAAATTATACAAGGATAATCACATTTGATCCTCTAAAAGATATGTTTGAGGATAACATTGAAGCTTCTCCCCACGATTCCCCTATATATTTCTCACAAGAATTAAGTCCTTCTTAAAATTTGAAATTTTCAAATGATAGATTATTACAATAAAAAAGAGTAGAGAGAAGAGTCAGAAACAAGAAAAGTAAAAAAACTAACGAAATGCAGATCTTCGTCAAGACACTCACGGGGAAGACAATCACCCTTGAAGTGGAGGCTGCAAATTCGATCGAAGAAGTGAAGGCGATGGTCCAGGACAAGGAGGGGGTCCCGCCGGATCAACAGCGACTGATCTTTGCGGGGAAGCAACTCGAAGATGGTCGAACACTCGCAGACTACAACATCCAGAAGGAATCAACCCTTCACCTGGTCCTCCGCCTTCGTGGAGGATCAGATGAAGAATCCGGGCCAACTGGTGAGAAGTCTGAGGAACAATCGGGACCAACTGGTGAGCAGGTCGCCGCGGCAAAGGAACAATCAACCTTTACAATGAACCTCCCACTTGATATCGCCAAGACAAACATCGGCGCTTTCATCGGAAAAGGAGGTTCAAATCTCAAGAAATTCGTCCTCTCGAAGACAATGAGAGGCTATGATGGCAAGGGAGGGAAGTCCGTCTTCTGTAGCATCGAAGAGGACGAGAGCCAGGATCCACCTGTATTCGCTAACCTACGAGCAGCGAATAAGGAAGTCCTTGATCTCCTCAAGGAAAACGTTCTACGTCATCAGGAAGCGATTCTGAGGAAGATGGACCAACCTCCCAAGAGGTACAACACGAAGTTCGTCTTCAAGACCTCGATGGATCACGACATGATCCCCAAGTTCATTGGGGTGGGTGGTCGGAACATCCGAGGGTTCGCCGATAAGGTTTCAAGTGCCGATCCGAACATTGATCAAGCCGTTGTTGAGGGAAAGGACTATCCTGCGACGAAGGTCCATATCCAAGAAGACCGAAAGATCAAAATGAATCAGCTCCGTTTTGAACACCTGAGGACCTCGGTTGAGAGCTCTGATAAGGTCCTCATTACGATCGAGATGAACACAAATGACCGAAGTGCTTCGTACGAGAGCTCAAAGGAACTCCTCGTTCAGGCGATTGAAGGGATGAATGCCAAGAACCATGCGAATCAAACGACAAATGAAGAATGGGTATCCTTTGAAAGTGATGGTGGAGGATGGGGAAGTCCTCGGAAGGCCGTTGGAGATGATACTGACGATGATGAGATTCTTGATGATCCTGAAGGAGGAAGTGAGTGATGTATCGTGAGAGAGATGTATGTGTAAGTATGTATATTATTATTTATGTAATTATTTTTTTTATGTAATTATTATATTATGGAAGAACCGATACAAAAATGTGTCATTTGTTTTAATAGTATTAATGAGAATGAAGTCTCAATCACAAATTGTAATCATATATTCTGTCTACAATGTATCTTAAGATGGTTTAATCAAGGGAAAATATCCTGCCCTTCATGTAGATCGAATGTTGTAAGCTTTACAAATGATGGACGATTAAACCATATTATAAAAGTAAAAGAAAGAACAAATGATACCACACTGGAACAAAATTTCCGAAGAATATATAATCAAAATGTTTTTTTTAAGTTTATAATCGGCCTTAATATTGTATATTCCCTTTATTCAATGTACGCAGATACATTAGATGAAGATAGATACTATTATTACCGATACCTATATCAAAATTGTTCAAATAGTCTCTCAAATTTAAATGATCGATTAATTAATTATCAGACGTTCTATGACACTACATTATATGATATTTTAAATAAATATTCTCAAGATTATGTAGAAAAATGTTTTTATCCATTAACTTATCTTAATCATTGTTTAATTTAAACAAATGGGGATATATTAAAATCATCATCAATTGTATTTATTTTTCTTGTACCTTTTTTACAACGAATAAAACCCGATTGATCAATACCTTCAAAAATATGATCCGGTCCACATGAACTATTATATTTTGAATTTTCACCAAAAGGAAATTTCGAGCTATCTCCAAAATAACCTGATGAATCATTATAATTACAACCTCTACAAACCTGATAACACTTTCCATTAATCTTTGTATGGCCATCAGGACATTTATCCTTGGAAACATATGAAACACCTGGACCGGATGTCATATCTGAAGTGAATCCTTCTTCGATCGATGGAGATATAATATTTAACGATGATTGATGACAATTACTATCATTTTTAATTGATGGATCATTAATACAGGAAAGTAACATCTTATTTGCATTGGTTGAATTTGGATCAATATAATTACAAAGATTATCTGATTCTATTTTTAATGTATATGACATATGTATACATTTTACAATATTTAAATTTGATTGAATAATTTATATTTATAATAAATGGAAAAAGAAATATACTATAAACCAGTATATACAAATAAAAAAATAATTTCTAGTATAGAGGAGAGCTATAATAGACAAAAACTTATAATAATTAATAACATCTTAAAAGAACTTAAAAACGAAAATATTTTAAAAATAAAAGATAATAGTAAATAAATGGAAAATAATATTCAGAATGTATTTCAAACATTTATACGAGGAATACCTACAAATATAATAATCACGAATAATTTACTAGATACAAACCATTTACTAGATCATTCATTTCAAGAACAACCCCCTCCTCAATTAACACCACTCTGTAAAACGTATAAGGATAGCCTTAAAGAATATTTCCTTAGTGAAGAAGAACTATCACAAGAAATAAATTGTTCAATCTGTCAAGAAATAATTAAAAAAGATGAAAAAGTAATCAAACTCGATTGTATAGAACAACCTCACTACTTCCATATTGGAGAAAATCAAGAAGAATGTGGTGGTATCTTCCCTTGGTTTCAAGAAAATAATACATGTCCTATGTGTCGAACAGAATTTCCAGCTGAACCTGAACCTGAACCTGAACCTGAACCTGAACCTGAACCTGAACCTGGACCGGAACCTGAACCTGGACCTGGGCTCGGTCCACCACCTCCAACAAACCAAACAGATCTAACATTAGATCAAATCGATGGACTCTATAATCATAATGCGCCGCCAGTAATACCATTAAATGAAATGTTTCAAAACATAATTAGAGAAATCAATAATGAAAACAATCATGAAAACAATCATGAAAACAATCATGAAAACAATCATGAAAACAATCATGAAAACAATCAAATAAGAAGACCATTTCCTGTTCGAGATATAATCGTAAATCGAATATTACACGATCTTCATAATAGATTAGAAGAAGATGAACTACAAGAAGCAATCCGAAGATCAATAGAAGATTCATAAAAAAAAATGATATTCATTAATATAATGTTTAAACAAAGAAATATTTGTATTCTTTTTTTAGTACTAGTATTTGTTTTCTTATTTATTTATATTAGTAGTGATACTATATTAGATGATAATCATGAAATTACAAATGATCATTTAATATATATTGAAGATTTTTTATCAAATGATGATTTTCAAAAGATCTTACAATTGAATACAAATAAAAATAGTTTTAAGAATGAAGATTATCGTTTTATAAAACCATTAAAACCTAATACAATTTCAAATCATATATTCTATTCAAATAAATATGTACAAAAGATTCGTGAAGAACTAAATAATCAAAATGTAAAATCATCCAATTTTCCAATCGAACATAGAATTTATCCTATCAATTCAAAAGGAATGGAATGGCATATAGACACATTAATGTACGATATACCTCAATATGAAGCTGTATTCACAATAAGAAATAATTCGAGAAGTTATACAGAATGGGAAGATAATAATGGAAAAATACATAGAAAATGGACAAAACCAAATTCAATACTAATCGTAAGAGCGAAAGGATACAAACACCGAGTGACTCCTCCAAAAACGGGTGAAAGAGAAATATTAAAATTAATCTATACACAAAGTGATAAACCGAATGATAATTATTATCGCGAAATGAAAAGATTCAATAATATATAATAATATTGTATAAAAATATAATGCCTTCTTTTTTAACACATGCTTTAATAGGATACTTATTTTTTGATTATAAAGGAATGATCATTGCTTTGATACCGGATTTTATAAGTTATGTATATTACTTTTATAAATTATCACAGAAATATGATACTTATAATTTTCTAACATTGGCTAGTAATGCTACACCTAATGATCTTGAAAAAATAGATTATCAATTATATGATACAGGACATTCACTTGTATTTTGGTTAATTGCGCTTTTTATTTTTAAAGATAAAGCAATTTATGTTGGAATTTTCGCAATTATAATGGATATATTTTTACATTCAAATGAGAAGTGGCTTGGACCCGCATTTATGTATCCTCTAAGTGATTATAGATTCAATGGAATTCCTTGGTCGTCTCCAAAAGGACGTATAATTGTATTTACAATTATATTTAGTATATTGTTAATGTCAAAAAATACAAAACAGAAGATAATAGATAAATTATATATATAATTTATGAACGAAATATTTATGTTTCAATTGTTGAATCCGTTTAAAAATGATCATTTTAAAGTAAGATACATAAAATGAGTAGTACAATACAAGAAGCACATAGTACACCACCTTATATTGATGAATTCCTAAAAAAGAATATGATAAAATTAGTCGAAATTCATGATCAAGGTATTGAAGAACATAAAACTGGATGTTTAGGATTTAAATGTAGTCAAACAGAAAACAAAATGGATGTCTTCTTTATGAATGAAGATATAATTCTACAACAATTACAAAAAGAATCGTGGGAAAATCTAAAACAAGGTATAGGTAACAAAAAATTATTCTTAATCCAAGATATAGATGAACATCGTATATTTCTAGTATATATATAAATCATATATTTACAAAAAATATATATGAAATAATATAAATCAATGGATACACAAACAATTTTAATTATCATTGCCTTATTACTTTTAGTTTGTTATATGAACCAAGAAACAAACCGAAAAATTGATATAGAAAACAATAAATATATAAAACGATTAATCACTAATGGAAAACCAGTAATTGAAGGAAATGATAACAAAAAATCAACTGATAAAAAATCAACTAATAAAAAATCAACTGATAAAAAATCAAATGATAACAAAAAATCAAATGATAACAAAAAATCAAATGATAAAAAATCAACTGATAAAAAATCAAATGATAACAAAAAATCAAATGATAAAGAATCAAAGAATATAAATTTTCGAAAGGAGATTGAAAATACTCATAAGAGATGTCCTCATACGGGTATGAAATCTAAAATTATCGCATGTATTCAATATCCTCCATTAAATACAGGGTTCTTGGTATCACTATGTTGTCCGCGATGTCTCAGTGAAATTCAATCTGATTTCGCAAGACCCCAACAAGATCACAACTATAAGATTACTAAAAAAGGAGAGTACTATTACTTTCATGGTAAAGATAAAAAAGGAGGACAAATTGCTCCAAAATGTACACTGGAAAATACAAAAATAGTTAGAGAAATAACAAAGAATGAATTAAGTACTCCTTCATGAATGGTGAATAGATAATTATTAATAATTACCTTCACTACGAATATTATAATGAGTAATTAACCAACTTTTACCCAATTGCCAATGTTTTAACGCATATGATTTTGGATATTTTTTACATGGAAAATCGAGATAACCTTTATTATTTTTCAGATGTTTCATAGTCTTCCTTCTTTTTTTTGTATCATGACATTTATTCTTACTTGATTTACGATAAGGTGGATCAATCCCAGGAGAATATTCTTCTACAAATGGATAAAAATAAGTGGTTGGAAAGATAAAATAATTATCATTTGATTTAATACCTGAACGTAAATAACCCGGACCAGTTTGGAAATCAACCGCATGATCAAAAAAATCAATATTATTTAATCGTGTTTTTGATAATAACCTTTTTAAGATTATATTACCTTTTGTTGCACCAAAGAATGAATTTGATAAAATATGAACATTATTAAATCTTGGAATCTCATTACAACCTACAAAATGAACACCTTCTTTGTTAAGAAGATTATACATAGGTTTTAATATTTCAAATGTTGTATCAAAGTAATAACCTCCATGATTATATACAATCTCAAGACGCATTAAATCTGTGATCTGTGCCCATTTTGAATATTTATATGGTTCATAATTATCATCTAACAATGTATTATTTTCTTCATCTTTGATTGGTTTCCCTTGAAGTTTTTTTGCCTTTTGAATATAAGAATATGTCTTTGGAAAATTTTTTCTTGTCAGATCTTTATTACCCCAAACTTTAATACTAAATTCTGAAAGGTATTTTTCAAATGTTTGTAAAAATAATTCAAAATAATCAGGAGGATCACCTCCAATCCATATTAAATGAACTTTTTTTGGTATAGGTGATACCCATTTCTTATTTTTTCTAGGGACATCCATCCGTTTCCCCCTTGATCTATTTTTTCTAGAAATATTCCTTCTCCCTTGTTTACGAATATTTTTTTGAATCAAAGGTTTTTTTAAGGAAGATTTTTTTAAGGAGGGTTTTTTTAAGGAAGATTTTTTTAAGGAGGGTTTTTTTAAGGAAGGTTTTTTTAAGGAAGGTTTTTTTAAGGAAGATTTTACTTTCATTGTATCAATATAATTATTTAATTCAACATACATCCTTAATTTTAAATCTTCAAAATCAGATTTTGAAATATTTGAATCTTTGAATAGATTTTCATTGATAATTTCTGGTAGTATTAACTTCAGTTCTTCTTTGACACCTTTTTCTGAACTATCGAATGAATCAATTTCACCCTTAATATCATATTTCGCATTTTTTAAAGCCCTTTCATAAAGATTAAATTTCGATTGATAATCATCAGAATCAGATGGTGACATATACTATATCATTTATTTTCTTTTTCTAATTCTTTTACTTTTGTTAGTCCTTTTACTTTTGTTAGTCCTTTTACTTTTGTTAGTCCTTTTACTTTTGTTAGTC